GTCACGCCGATGATGCAACAAATGATGCAACAGATGCAACAGATGACGCAGGGCCAACAGCCTCCAATGACGCCAGAAGCGCAAGTCTTGCTCCAGACAAGCATGGCCGAGACACAGCGTTTGGCCGCGAAAGACCAAGCCGACATCCAATTGCAGGGCCAAAAGCTCCAAAACCAGCAACAACTCGACCAAGCCAAGCTCATGCAGGGCCAGCAACAGTTCGAGTCTGGTCAGCAACTGGAAGTGGCGATGCAAACCGAGAAGAACCTCACGCAAGAGCGTATCGAATCTGCACGTTTGACCCGCGACGCGGCAAAACTGCAACAAGAGCAGATGAAAACTGCAACCCAGCTTCAAAACGAAGCACAAACCTACTTAGGAAACTGAAATGGCAACCTCTAACCCCTACTTCAACGAAGCCGTGCGTCAGCACAAGCGTATCGCCGCTGGCGAAAACTTGGATGGCACGTCCCTCAAGACCGCTGGCAATGCTCAACCAGCCAAAAAACAAGGAGGCGCTCTATCGCAAGCTAAGAAAAAGTAAATGCTTTTCAATCTCAGTCAACTGATCGGCGAAATTAAGGCACGACAGGCCGTATTGGCCTCATCCTTAGCGGCTGGAAACGCCGCGTCATGGGAATCGTACCAGCGCACGGTCGGACAGAACTTGGGTCTACAGGAAACTCTTGACCTGATTAACCAAATGTTAAAAGAAAGTGAAGAAGATGAGCGATAACCCCGAAGTGTTGGAAAACGCTGAAGTTAAGTGGGCATTCCCCGCTGTGAATCCGGGTGCTAAGCCATTAGGTGGTCGTGTTTTGGTGCAATTACGTCGCACCATGAAGAAAACGACAGGCGCAGGAATCATTTTGATCGAAGAAACCAAAGAAACCGAGAAGTGGCAAAACATGGTGGCGAAAGTCATCGAAATTGGCCCTATCGCGTTCAAAAACCGCGACACGATGGCTGGATGGCCTGAAGGTTCGTGGTGCGAAGTTGGTGATTACATTCGCGTGCCCAAATGGGGCGGCGACAGGTGGGAAGTTAAGGTTCCAGACGAGGAAGATCATGAAGATCCAGCCTTGTTCATGATCCTGAACGACCACGAAGTAATTGCCAAGCTCACTGGTGACCCCCTATCAATGAAAGCCTTCATATGACCACAGATAAAGACGAATTGAACGACATCCATGTGCAAGAAGAGGCTGATGGTTCAGCCGTAATCGACTTGCCCGATAGTATTGAGTCCCCTGACAATGATGACATTGGTATGGCCTCTGGCGGCTCTGCTGATGACGACATTGCCCCAGAGGGCGAAACCGACTACCAACGTGCCCGACGCGAGAAGCGCCGAGCTAAGCGGGAGTTGGCAAAAAAGACTGGTGTCGAGAAGGACATGAAGCTCCACATCTTGGAACGCAAGAACCAAGAACTGATGGAACGACTGTCTGTTGTTGAGCGCAAAACTTATTCAGCCGACTTGGCTCGGGTCGACAAGGCCATTGAAGACCAAGAGTTGCGCCACCAGTACGCCAAGATGAAGATTGCCGAAGCGGCCCAGAATGGCGACGGTACAGCCATGGCTGACGCCCAAGAGATCATGTACGACTCACGTCGACAGATTGAAGCATTATCGGCAGTCAAGAAACAAGCCGTCCAGCCACGTCAACAGCAAGGCAGTATGCCAGACCCCCGTCTGCAACGCCATGCCGCCAACTGGATGGAGCGCAACGAGTGGTACAACCCTGACGGCAGGGATACCGACAGCAAGATAGCCAAGCAGATCGACGAATCCTTAATTGCCGAGGGGTGGAACCCCGTTGAAGGCGATTATTGGGATGAGCTTGATAACCGCTTGCACAAGTACTTGCCACACAAGTACAATGGCAGTACGGACGTGCGTTCGTCTACAAAGAGACCAAGGAGTGTTGTGACCAGTTCTGGTCGTGAAAGCGTCAACGGTAGCACCAACAGGAATACATTTGTTCTGAAACCAGAACAAGTGCGTGCCATGAAGGATGCTGGTTTCTGGGATGACTCCGAGAAACGAGCCAAGATGATTAAGCGATATGCGCAAGAAGCTCGAAACAACTCATACTAAGGAATCATGTAATGACTGAATCACGTTTAAAAAAATCTCTGAATGCTGGTGGACGCCATGATCGCGCAAGCGAGGACGCAAGTCGACAAGCTCCAGAAGAAAAGTTCATTTCCTCGCAAGAACGTCGCAAGATGTGGAACGATGAGTGGACGCAATCGGCTTTGCCCAAGGTTCCCGCCATTCCCGGCTGGCATCTGTGCTGGCTATCATCCACCAACGCCTACGACACCATTGATAAGCGGATGCGATTAGGGTACGTTCCCGTGAGAGCGGACGAGTTACCCGGATTCGACAACTACAAAGTCAAGGCTGGCGAAAACGTTGGACAAATCTCTTGCAACGAGATGTTGCTGTTCAAACTGCCCATGGAAATCTACCAAGATGTCATGGCGCAAATGCACTACGAAGCGCCCATGGAGGAGTCGGAAAAAATCCGCATCCAACTTGAGCAACTTCAAGGTCAACGGGACAGCAATGGCAAATCGCTTGTGAAGGTTGAGGGTGATGGCATGGGTAGATTTGATCAGCAACCCAATCGTGCCCCAATTTTTGAGGGCTAACTTTTTAGGAGTAAGACTATGTCTGCTACAAATGCTCCGTTCGGTATGCGTCCTGCGTTCCACCCTTCTGGGTTGGATCGCGCATCGGCGCTTGCTGACGGTATCGTCTCTGCCTACTCTACGGACATTTTGAAGGGTCAACCCGTCAAGATGGCTTCGACTGGCGTAATTCAAGTCGCCGCCGCTGGTGATGCTTTCCTTGGCGCTTTCTCAGGCGTTGAGTGGACTGACACCACTGGTCGTCGTCGTGTATCGAACTACTGGCCTGCAAACACTGCATACCAAACTGGTTCGTGCATTGCGTACTTTTACAACGACCCCAACATTGTTTACGAAATTCAAGCCGACGGTTCGTTGGCCCAGAGTTCCGTTGGCGATGAGGCTGATTTGAGCAACACAACCGCTGGTTCCACAACCACTGGTTTGTCTCAGTGCACCCTGTCAACCACTTTGGTTGGCGCTGGTAACACTGCTCAAATGCGGATCTTGAATCTCGCTCCGTACCCCGGCAATGCTTGGGGTGATGCTTACACAATCGTTCGTGCCAACATTGCCAAGTACCAGTTCGCTGGTGTGGCTGGTACGGCAGTTTAATAGGAGGACATGAATCATGGCCGCTCCAATGCGCAGTACCGACTTTCGTAGCATCGTCGAACCTATCTTGAATGAATGTTTCGACGGTGTCTACGATCAACGTGCCGATGAATGGTCTCGGGTTTTCACCGAGCAAGAAGGCATTCCACGCAACTACCACGAAGAACCCGTTCTGTACGGTTTCGGCGCGGCTCCTCAGCTTCCTGATGGCACTCCAGTGTCCTATCAGCAAGGTGGCGTGCTGTTCCTGAAACGCTATGTGTACAGCGTGTACGGTTTGGCCTTCGCTTTGACCAAAGTTTTGGTTGAAGACGGCGACCACATCCGTATCGGTCAGGTTTACGCCCGTCATTTTGCTCAATCTCTGATTGAAACCAATGAGACTTTGTCTGCAAACGTGTTGAACAATGCTTCCACTGGCGGCGCTACCGCTGGCGGTGACGGTGTTGCTTTGATTAGCACTTCTCACCCAATCGTGAGCGGTACTTTCAGCAACCGTTTGGCTACTGATGCCAACCTGTCCCAGACCTCTTTGGAACAGATGTTGATTCAGATCCGTCAAGCAGTTGACAACAACGGCAAGAAGATCCGCTTGGTTCCACGTCAACTCGTTGTGGCCCCCGGTAACGTCTTCCAAGCTGAAGTTTTGCTGAAGAGCGTTCTGCGTGCTGGTAACGCTAACAACGACATCAACCCCGTCAAGTCTATTGGCTTGCTGGACGAAGGTGCGGCTGTTATCTCGCGTTTGACCAGTGCGACAGCTTGGTGGGTTCAGACCGATGCACCCGAGGGCATGAAGCTCTTGATGCGTCGTAAGCTGGAGAAGACCATGGAAGGTGACTTCGAGACTGACTCTATGCGCTACAAAGCGACAGAGCGTTACGACGTTGGCTTCACTGATCCTCGTGCGATGTACGGCACACCCGGCGTCTAATCAAAAGCAGGGGGTTCGCTCCCTGCTCCTTTAAGGAGAAAAGACAATGGCAAATCAAGTGACCAATATCGGCGGCATGTTGTCAGCCGTTACTACAACTATTGCATTTTCCAATGCAACAGCAGTAACGATTGCAACTATTCCCGCTGGTGCGCAGATTCAGAACGTCAATATTGACGTGACCACAGCTTTTAACGCTGGTACTACAAACACTGTTACCGTTGGTAAAACAGGCTCTGCCGCCGCTTTCGTTGCCTCCACTTCGGTGGGAGCCACTGGCCGCGCTTCTGTTGCAACTACGGGCGTGTATAGCGCATGGGACAACGTTGGAACCAGCGACGTCTATGCAACTATCACCTACAGCCAAACTGGTACTGCCGCTACTGCTGGAGCCGCTCGTGTGACGATCGTCTACAAGTACGCTGACGTCTAAGGAGCAACATCATGGAATTTAAACCAATGGTGAAGATGATGACGACCGAACCAACGGTCGAACTCAAGCTCAAAAAAGGCGGCGCTGTGAAAAAGGCTGACGGCGGCATGATGGCTATGCCATCGGAAATGCCTTCGTCTATGCCTGCACGCGGTGGCATGATGCCCGTTGCTCGTCCTAAGCGTCCTACTATGGCGGTACGTCGTGCGGCTATGTTGGGCATGAAGGGTATGCAAGGCGGCATGAAAGAAGGCGGCGAGTCTAAGGCTATGCAAATGGCTGAAGATCGCAAGATCGCCAAGGTCGAAAAAGAGTTGAAATCCCACGAGAAGAAGCCAGCCAGCAAGGGCCACAAGGGTCTTGCTACTGGTGGCATTGCCAAGTCAACCAAGCCGGGCGGTTACGCCACTGGCGGCGTTGTAAATGGTCAAGGCGGCTACAAAAAGGGCGGCGTTATCAACACTGAAGGCCAAGGCGGCGAATATCGCAACACCAAGGTGGACACAGCTAAGCCTGACACAAACAGCGCCCCTACGGGTGATGTTAAGTTAGGTAACGGCGGTGGCTACAAAAAAGGCGGTGCGACAAAAAAGCGTTTCGCTACGGGGGGAGCTGTTAACGACAGCGGCCATGCCGTAGCATATCCTGCTAAGCCAAAATCCAAGCCTGTCAGCAATGACCGTCAATCTGGCACTTTCAAAAAAGGTGGCAGTGTGACCCCAGCCGAGAAGACAGAGCGATCTGCCTTCAAAGCTGAAAATGCTACTGCGATGAAGCAGGCAAAAGCCTACAGCAACGAGAAGTATGGTCGCAAGATGAATGACGGCGGCAAGGTTGAAGACTTCTCCAAAGGTGCTTATGACAAGTCTATTGGCCCAAGCGAAGATGACATGGACATGGCGAAATCCATCCGTGCCATCCCGCGCAAGCTGGTAGAGGGTGCAAAAGGACTGTTTGGAATGGGCGCTACAACCGACAAAGAGCGCAAGCTCCTTGAAAAGCCTGTTGGATCTGTTACCAAGACTGAAAAGTCCGTGACAGTTTCTCCGGGCCGTAAACGCGGCGGATCAGTTAAGTGCTGAACCTAAGTGGGGGCTTCGGCCCCTGCTTTTAATTGGAGAAAAACATGAGTAACGGAATCGTTTCGTCAATTACCCGTAGCGGCGCAACTGAGCCGTTTGATTTGCAGGTATCGCGCAATCAAATTTTGGGTCACTCAACATTGAGTTTGTTTGGCTACCAAGGCTCAGTTGGCACGACATCAATTCCCGTTTGGGAAAATGCGTCAACCTACACTTTTCCAACATCAGCAACAACGCTGACTGTTGTAAGCACTTCGGCAACGGACGTCACTCCTGCTAAAGTTTTAATTAGCGGTCTTGATGCAAACTTTGACCCAATTTCTGAAACTGTTGTTTTGACTGGCACAAGTGGTGTCACAACTACCAACAGTTATTTTCGCGTGAATAGTTTGATCATGACTGGCGTTGCATCAGGTCAAGCATCCAACGTAGGTGTAATCACTGCAAAACAGTCAAGCAATACGCTTGCTCAAATCAATATTGGTATTGGAAAATCACAAAGCACGGTTTATACAGTGCCAAATGGATACCAGTTCTACTTGACTTTGGTTGAAGTAAATACCACAAACTCATATGGTTCAGGAACTCTCATCACCTACAAAGTTGTTACAAAAAATAATACAACTGGTGTGACATTGACTGTATTGCAACAACCATTTATCGCTACATATTCAGTTAACAGGTCAGACACGCCATTTTTGTATGACCAAAAAATTGATATTCAATGGCAATTAGGTACGAATACAGGGACTGTAGCCGCTGGAATTATTGTTGCTGGTAAGTTGATTCAAGCAAACAACAACGTCACTGGTGTAGGAACCTGATCATGCCAAGCAAATCACCAGCCCAACATCGTTTAATGGAAGCCGCCGCCCACACAAAGGGCGGCTTTGGCGGTGTGCCCCAGAAGGTCGGCAAAGAGTTTGCCAAGGCCGACAAAGGGAAGAAGTTCAAAGAAGGAGGTCTCTATGCCAACATCAATGCAAAGCGTGAAAGAATCGCTGAAGGCTCTGGGGAAAAGATGCGCCGAGTGGGTAGCGAAGGTGCGCCAACGGCTAAAGCCTTCAAGCAATCAGCCAAAACAGCCAGAATGAAAGACGGCGGCAAGATGATGAAATCTTGCTGGTAATCATGGCAAAGAATCCATCTTTATCTGTTGGTCGAGGCGAAAAACTTTCAATAAAAAAAGGTGCAGGGCTTACCGAAAAAGGCCGAGCGAAATACAATAGAGAGACTGGGTCAAACCTAAAGGCTCCACAGCCTAAAGGTGGCCCAAGAAAAGATTCATTCTGCGCTCGTATGAGCGGAGTTGTAGAGCATTCAAAGGGTGATGCACCACGCGCTAAGGCATCGCTGAAGCGGTGGGATTGCCCCGGCTGGTAAGGAACCAACATGGCGTACTCGGATACATTTGGTCAAACGGTAAACGTCCAAACCTTGATTGACCACGGTGCGAGGCGTGCTGGAAAACTTGCTGAAGAACTGACTTCTGAGCAACTTCTTTCTGCTCGTCAGTCGCTGAGCTTCTTGCTCCAAAACCTGATCAACATTGGCATCCAGTACTTTGCCATTGACAAGGTCGTTTTAGGCGTCACAGCAGACAAGTATGTGTATAGCCTACCAGTGGGTGCAAATGACGCCTTAAACGTCCTCTATCGCAAGATGAGCCGCCCTAATTGCAGTTACTCTAGCTCCGCTGGTGGCACTGTTGGAAATGTTGGCGACAATGACATCAGTACATACTGCCTTCAAACCTCAACAAACGGCAATATTTCAGCCAATTTTGGGACAAACAACCCCATTTATGCTGGCTCAATTGGCCTTCTGCCTTACGTTTCAGGCGGTGGAAGCGCAGTTTGGTCGCTGATCCTCGAATATTCGACCGACAACAGCACTTGGAACACATTGGAAGACCTCGGAACGGTCACCGTCACTGACAACCAGTGGATATGGACTGACATCGAGCCGGGGCAGAGCGTCCAGTACTACCGAGTGCGTATTTCTGGTGGGTCAACGCTTGCATTGCGTGAGTTCTACGTCGGAAACAACTCCACCGAGATCCCAATGTCCCGCCTGAACCGCGACGACTACACAAACCTGCCAAACAAAAACTTTACGGCCAATCAGCCATTCCAATTCTGGTTTGACCGCACCATTCCCCAACCTACGCTGTACCTGTGGCCTGTTCCAAGTGATCCATTCGTCCAGATCACCGTCTGGTACAGCAAACAGATCATGGACGTTGGCAAATTGACCGACGAGTTGTACATTCCGACCCGTTGGTATGAGGCAACGCTGATGATGTTGGCTCACAGGATGAGCTTGGAGTTGCCCGGCGTTGACATGGCGCGTATATCGTACCTTGAAGCTCAAGCCGAGAAATACCTGAACATTGTTGAGCAAGAAGAGCGAGATCGTAGCCCGATCTATCTGGCCCCCAACATCAGCGTGTACACGGCCTAAGCCATGCCTACATTCCTTGACACTCGCGGAAACTCTGTGTTGTCGATCGCCATCTGCGACCGATGCAAGATGAAGCGTGCCAAGTCGGTAATGAGGGCAGACCCGAACTTCCCCGGCCTCCAAGTCTGTGACCAAGGTTGCGCTGATCAGCTTGACCCCTATAGACTTCCAGCCCGTAAAACTGAGAAAATAACGATCAGGTTCCCCCGTCCTGATGTAAGCGTTGCCGCCGACGACAATAACATTGTCACGACCCAGAATGGCATCACTGGTGGTAGCTTCATCATCTCGACGCAAGGCAACACCCAGACGCCTGAAAACGATGGAAACAACGATCAACTGAGTCCTTAATATGTCCGCACAAGTAACGATCACACAACTTCCAACCGCTGGCGCAATTACTGGCACAGAGTCCGTTCCGATCGTTCAAAATGGACAGACGGTACAGACCACAACTGGTGCTATTGCCGCGTCTCCAAGTCAGACCCAATCCTTCATCACGGTCAATCAAGAGTTGACCTTGCCAAACAGTCGCTACTTGTCGACTGGAACTGGTTTGGGTCTGACCAATGGCGGAACCAACTCTTACCTTCGTATTGCCTTAAATGGGGCGTCAGGAAGCCTTGAATCGGCCTCTAGCGGCATTATTGTCAAGAATGGTGGGAGTAGTGTGGTTGCACGCTCTATTGCCGTTTCTGGGCAGGGTTTGAGCGTTTCTAACGCTGATGGCACTGGCGGCAATCCAACACTCCAATTGACTGGCGTTGCGGCGGCTGTTGCTCAATTGTCTGGCGATGGCATGATGGCGATCGTCGGCGGCACTACCGTTGCTGGCCGTCAGATCTTGGGCACTGCAAACCAGATCGCCGTAGCAAACGGCAACGGATCAGCCAACCCAACTGTTTCTATTGTTGATGACGTGATTTTGCCGGGCACTGGTGCAGTTACTTTACCAAAAGGGACTACGGCCCAACAGCCAAGCGGCGTTGCTGGTCAACTTCGTTTCAATACCTCAACTCAATC